TAAAATTGTTTTTACTGTATCTGTTGTACCGGGCATTACTCTTTTATCTCAAAGTGAGGAAAGTCATCAAAGCGGTTATCTTTAACTTCCCACCTTCCTTTTTCTTCGTACATATCCCAATTACCACCCCATCTTAACTTAATACCCATACCACGGGCAATACCAAGAACGAAGCCAGCAAAAAGTGTTTGACGTTCTCTATCCTCCCAATCGACAGGATAAGGGGTAACGTCAACGGCTTTAGAAGGGCTAGCATTATGGCGACCATTAGGATACTTAACCTTAGTACGACCTTTATTAAATAAATCATTTTGTCTTTCCTTTCCTCTATGCCCCTCTAAAATACTACAGTCAACGTACTTAATCACTTCATTAAATACATCTTGTAGCTTTTGATCGCAAGTAGCGAGTCTTGATTTTGATCGATTAGAGTATCTAGGCATAATTGTATTTAGCTATGTTATGTTAAACATAAAATATGACAAGTACAATAATTATTTAGAATCTTGCCCCACTCATCCAGTTGTAGGCCCTTCTGGTTATCTTGCGAATAGGTTGGTCGTCTTCTGCTTGAAGTGATTCTAGTTTTGTCGAGGCACTCTTTGGTGGTTTAGCAAAGTAGTCTGCATAATATAAAGCATCCATAACATCATCGTTTCTTGGTTTAGGATGTTCAAAAAACTCATCAACTAGTTCTGTCATCTCTCTTTGGATGTAAAGTTTCTTAGAATTAACAATCGGGCCTAGTGTTGTTTCTAGCCTATCTTGCTTTTTAATTCTATTTGGTGGTTTAACCCCCTTAAAAATTCCGGGTAGTAATCTTTTTTCAGATGCAGATAGTCTGGTTACCATATCTCTTACCATTTCCTGTGCAGCTACCGTTTCAATCGTCACTCGTCTTACCGGAGTGTACTTATTAGCCAAGGAGATTATTTGTTTGGGAACGTCAAACGTAGGGATTCTCTCTCTAAAGTACTCTAATACATACCGATTTTTGTTAGAGTCTATGCCCATAACTAAGATCACTTGATAATCTGAGTTTTCAGAAGCAGTAGCTGCTAGGTCAACACCAATGTAAATATTGATAGGGATTGCATTATCCCCTTCTATTAAATAATTAAACTTTCCTTTATTTTCAACCCTTCCTTTGTAATACTGTATTCGATCTATCTTAAACGATGCATTGGTAATATCTCTCGCATCATTCATATACTCCTGTGCAAACTTATTAACCAGTCCTGCTTCGATAAACTCTCTTTTCTTTCCTTCTAGCTTTTTCATAGAGAATTGTTCTGGCCATATAGACTGATTATTTTCAATAGCCCTATGAAAGACAACGCTCCAAGGATACTTTCTATTTTCTTCTTTTGCTTTGTTGTAACCATCTACAACCATTTGCAAGAAACTATCAAAGTGTACAATCGTTCCAGACAGCCATATCCACCCCTCTTTGCCCGGAGTTTCCTCTAAGGCAGGGTACACTGTGGATACGATCCATTTCTTAATATCTGCACGTCTTTCTGGCGTTTTAGTATTTAGTTCTGATTCAAAGTCATCAAGGACAATACCTGTATAACGAACATCCACTTCAGCACGACCTCTTAAACGCTGTGAAGTTCCCTTAGCAATCAAGCGATCTCCTTTAGGCGTTACAATATCTTTTTCAGTCCAACGCTTTCCTGCTGCACCTCCATCTAAATTGCCAAAATAGTATTTTAGTCGTTTGTTCATTTCAAAATGATTTCGCAAATACTTTAAATGATCAATAGACTGACTCTGTTCTTCTGAAACCCATGCAATAAAGTGCTGCTCATCTTCTCTGGCAAAGACTAACTTGTGCATAATCGCTGCTTTTGATAGTATAGACTTACCAAAACCTCTTGGCATAATAATACAAGTACGACTTCCTGCTTTTGTTGTGGTTAATTTATCTGCTACGTCAAAGTGAAAGAGAGGAGAGGCTGACTTGTTTAAGAAATCATTGGGTAAAAATGCTCTACCAAAGTAAATAAGACTTTTATAAGAGTTCGCAAGGATAGTATCCCGCCTTTTCATCTCTGATGGCGGGGGTGTTACGTTAAAACTATTCATTTTTTTAATTGATTTAACACATTTTTAGCAAAAGGAGCAATATATTCTTCATAATCTTCTTTTTCGATAAGTTTTTGTATTGAATCTCTTTTTTTAGCATTTGGTTCAACAACTTTTAACATCCTATCTATGCCTCTTTGTAAAAAATAAGATTTTTCTGGAACACTCATTGCTACTGCTCTATCATAATCAATTAAATTTCTTATTTTGTTAAAAGCTTTTTTACCATATTTTTTTAAAGCCATATCTAAAAGGCTTCTTGTACCTCCAGTTCCAGATATAGCTGAAAAAACAGGATCAACACCACCTATATAAGAGGGTGATCTATCTTCATACATAAAACCAGTTCGATATAAATCTTCTTGCTCTGCTTTTATTATTAGATTATCAATGTTGCTGTGCACATTTGTTGATACAGCTTGTGTCATTTGTAATAAATTGTTATCCATCAGATAATTCCTTCTTTGTTTCCGGCAATATACCTTGTTCAAATGCTTTTAATTTTTCTTTTGTAAAACCAGTAAACTCTTGTATTAAAGCTACAGAGTCTACTTTTTTTTCTGTAGATAGCATTCCTGATATTTTCATTAGGGTTTCTATTGCTCTAAGCTTATCATTGTCTCTTGTATCCCGTTTGTCAACAATATCTTTGGTGTTTTCAAGTAGGTATCGTTTTGTAATCCCTACTTCTGACATTAATTGTTCTACTTCCTTATCCACTGCTTGCCTCACTGTTTTGTTTTGCAATAATGCAAATGATCTCTGTTTAATATACGTTTCACTTGTTGTATCTGGGTATGCTTTTTTGTACGCTTTTTCTGGTTTCATACCATAAGCAACATATTTTGCAAATAATCTCTTTTTATTTGTCATTGCAGAGTCTTTAGACAACTGATGACCATTCTTTCTTGCAAAGCGATACATTTCATTTTTGATTGTACCGCTTAATTTGTAATCAGATCTAATTAAAAACATACCAATAATAGTTCTTAAGTACTTTTGTTTGTTATTACCAATGTCATTTCGCTTTAAAACCTGTACAATCTTACTGTCATCGGTATGACACCACTCTCCTTCTTCTGCTATACGCCAATCGGATACTATAGGGGTGTTAGGATGATCTTGTCTAAATTCTTTTTCGGTATCATAAGCTTTATGTACAATGCCTTTTACCTTTCTTTTATAAATCATATACTAAATTTAATAAAAAAACTTGACATCGCTATATAATTAAATATAAATTTATTTAACAATTCTTAGTTTGCGGTTGAATTATATAATAGTACTATAGTATATATAGTATATATAGTATATATAGTATATAATAGTATATATAGTAATATAGTATATATAGTATATAGTAGTATAGTATATATAGTATCCGCTTAGTAAAAGTAGTACCCGCCCAGCAAAACTTCCAAAAATTTTTAAAAAAAATATTAGTATGTGTGTTTCTTTTTTATTTGTATAGGTCGCCCCCCCATTTGCAAATCAGGTTAGAAAAATTACGTTGACTTTTTGCTTTTTGTTTTGATCACGTGTCAAAATTAATTTACATAATTTAAAATTAATTGTAAAAAGTTTGGAACTTTTTGGAACTAGTAGCGTACAATTAATGTAATCAACATTAATTGATTTGCTTTTTGAAAATTTAGTTGTCGCCTGATCGTAGAGAGAAGGGTGACACATATCTTAATTAATTCTTAACTAAACAAAAAGGAAAAGGTACACTTATGTATACAAATAATAATGATATAACAAATCTAGTAACAGTTACACAAAGCAACCAAGGCTCAGAAATAGCCGGTAACTTTGACAACATCTACGATAACAAACTAAATCCATTTACAGAAGTTGTTAAGGTTCCCTTAAGTACTGATGAAGGTGGATACTCTAAAGCTTTTTCTGTAAGACTCCCAGAGTTAAACAAGGAAGTTGGAGTTGTTAAAAAAGAGTATATGGCTGTTAGTAATATAGATATCCATAAAGTTGGTCAGGCTATTAGGAATCAATCTAATATGCAATGGAAACATCTCAAATGTTTCTTTGACGGAAAGGTATTTAAGAATCAATATATTTGTGAAGATTCTGGATTACAGAAACAAGTGCCAAACATGGAAGCTGGGGACGTTATCGGGATAGTTATGGAAGAGCAAAATAGTTATGACAGTTCTGTAAGTGCCGGAATATTCTTTAGCTTTTTAAGGCTAGTTTGTACAAATGGAATGACATCTAAAAAATATGGTTTTGGTCATACATTCAAACACACTCAAAAGAATATTGACTGGGAGGATAGTATATACAGATCAGTTGGATTGTTAAACGGTCAAACGCCTGAAGTAAAGTTAGATCAGTTTGTTAAGGCTTGTGGTCATTTACACAAATCAATTGACTTTCAGGATCTAGATATACTTACACATAGTAGAAAATATCTCAGAAATCTACCAGCTACACAATATGGTCAGATTATCAGAAATATGATGCTAGCCAGAGAGAGCAACGGTGATCCAAAGTATGGTCATAACAACAGTAGTTATACCGGTTGGGACTTGCTAAACTCAGGAACTGAGATACTAACTCACAAAAACAAAGCCACTCAGGGTAATATGAGAAATAATATCATAATGACTGATGGAATGTTACAGTATGGTATCGATCAACAAGATAATGAAAGGTTGTATAAATCATTCAATTAATACAGTTGAGGAAAAGGGGGAGCCGAAAGGCTCCCTTTTTTTTTATAAAAATTTTAAAAATTTATTTTTTATATTATTTTGTGCACGTAAGTAGGTTGTGCACGTAAGTAGAATTTATATAAATTAACTTATTTCTATAAAGTTTGTGCACGTAGGTAGTTTATTTAATATTGTGCACGTACGTAGGTAGATTTCACGCCTTATTATGATGTATGTATTTTAAATACATTTACACAAATTAGTATATATTATATAAGTTCTAAATATAATACACAACATAACACACAACCCCCCGAAAAAAATAATTAATTTTTTTTTATTTATTTGGGAACTTTTTCCTTATTACCTAGTATAAGTAGTATAAATAATAAAATAATATAGGGGTATGTTATGAACTTAATTCATATTTCAAAAATGAGTGGAAAATTAAAAGGGATTCCATCAATTAATACAAACACTTTGACAAATAAATTTTGTCAAAAAATGTTTAATAGTAGTAAAGAAAATTTAATTTGTAGAAGTTGCTATTCTTATGAGATGCTTCAAACTTTTAGAAAAAATTGTATTCCTAAGTTTGAACAAAATTCAAAAGTATTAAGCGAAGCAATTATACCAGAAATTTACTTGCCTAAAATTAATGCTTCATTTTTTAGATTTTCAGCACATGGAGAATTAATTAATAAAAACCATTTAATTAATTTAATGAATCTAACTTTAAAAAATCCTCATACAACTTTCACTTTATGGACGAAGAAAAAGAGTCTAGTAATTAGTTATTGTAAGAAATACGGAAAACCTGAGAATCTTATATTAATTTACTCAAATAAAATAGTGGGATCGATTGCAAAATTACCAGAGTATTTTGATAAAACATTTAATAACGTATTAAAAAAGGATAGTTCTGTAAATTGCTTTCAAAAGTGCATAGATTGTTTATTATGCTACACTAAGAACGATACAGAAACAATAATAGAAGTTAAAAAGTAAGTTAATTTACAGAAATAAAAAGGAGTTACATAAATGAGTTATAGGAGAAAAAGAGATTCAAATAATTTATATAAATCTTTAAAAGAAGAAGTTTTAAAACATCCTAAAATTTTTAAGGGGGTAGATTCTAAAAACAAATCTTTAAAAAGCATAATGTTAAAAAGGTGGGTAGAATATTTAAAGAGAGAAGTTTATAAATCATCATCAAAAATATTAAAAGAAACTAAAAAAGATTTAAAGTATTATAGAAGAGAAATAAATTATTTAAAAAATAATTAAATATTTTGGAACCAATTAAAAAGATAAGCATATAATTATTAACAAAACAAAAATAAGGAGTTTAAAATGATATTATTAAAAAAACATTCGCAAGAAATAGCAATGATTGACCCTAATGAGATTGCTTGTGTTGATACAACACATAGAATAAATGATTATACAATAACAATTATATTTAAAAGTAGTGCAAAAAGAAGTTTTGAATTTTATGCTAAAGAAACATTTAATGAAGCTATGATGAATTTAACTAAAGCATTAAGGGGTGAATAATGAAACTAAGTAAAGAGCAAATAAAAGAAATAAAAGAACTAACTCAATATAATAATCATACACTAGCTAGATTAGAAATAGCAAAAGCATTAAGAAGTAATACTCATATAAAATTTTATCAAGCTATTGATAACTTGCATAGTATATATGGACATTTACCAAGAGAGTTATCAATATTAAGGGATAAGATGGAGCCTAAGTTTATGGACTTGCTAAGAAATAGATTAGAGAATTTTAAAGAAGTATACGGGGCTTTATAAAATGAAACTACCATTAAAGAAAATAGATAAAGAAGATGTGATGATGTTTTTTGAATTGGATCTTGATAACTGTAAGCTAACAAGAAAAGACTTTTGTCAAGTGATAGCAAGTTTTATAAATGATCCAATTTCTACAAGTAAATTATATAGAGATGAAATTAATCTCTATTTTGAAACAAGGAAGGATTAGAAAATGGATTGGGTTATAGAAAAACTAAATAGTGAAGTAATACGAAAGCAGATCAGGGACAGGAGCCAACACAAAAGAGAAGCTAGATTACTTAAGTTTTGTAAGTTATGTAAGCGAGTATACCAGAAGGATTTTACTTCACCCAAGGACGTATATTATGATAGCTTATGTAGTTACAAATTACCTAGAGAAAATTGTCAAAAATGTGGGAGTATAAAATGAAAAGTAAAAAAGTAATATGTAATAGATATGGTGTAAGTGATATTGTTATTGAAAAGAAATACGAACATCTAATTCCTAAATATTTAGAAATAAAAGATGAAGAAGGAAATATTTTAGAATCTTTACAGATATATTTTATTGAAGAAGAAGAACTTGAAGAAGAGGAGATATAAAAATGATTTTATATTTATTAGCTGAGTTAGAAAGAAAAATAGAGAGTATGTTTTCCCTGACTGAAGGTGCGAACGAGGATATGAGTAAACAAGATTTATTAATGATTATTCGCAATTTATCTGATCGCATAGAACAAGCCGATAAGGACGTAAAAATAATCCTAAAGAAAAGAAAGTATTTTAGAAATGCCATATAAAAATATTATAGATACCCTAATAAAATATTATGATCTGAAAAGTAAGATAACTTACACAAATGATAATAATTTTGGTAACTATATAGCTGAGACAGATACAATAGTACTTCGTAAAAAGTATGATAACTTACACGAATTTCTAATGTCAATCTTACACGAGATAAAACACGCCTTAGATCGCAAAAGACTAGGTAGGCGTAAGTTTATTAAGAAATACAATCAAGCAGGTAATATGGCTATAAATCAAGGCTTAGATCCCTATGTTTATAACAAGTGGGAGATTAAGGCTGAAAGGTATGCAGAAAATAATTTTAAAAAGTGGGAACATTTAATTAATTAATGAGTATAATAGTAAAACAACAAAAAGGAGAATGAATAATGAAACATATCTTAGAAGAACTTACTGATTTAGAGTATGATGTGAGAGATACTTTATCAAGATTAATAGAGCGTATTGAATATATAAATAAAGAGTTAGTCAAGGATTATTACATAGATATATCTTGTGAGTATAAAGAAAGAAAAAAAGGCAACAAAAAGAAGAGTGAATAATGAAGTCTAAACATAAATGTGATAAATGTAATCATAATTATACCATTCTATATTGTCATTGGACTAAAAGTTTTGAAGGTAGATGGATGAATTGGTTATTAGTTTGTAGAAATTGTGATAATAAAGAAAATAAAAAAGGAGAGTAAATAATGAACATATTGCATAAAATGGTTGATCCTGAGAACGTATTTGGATTTAACTACATATTAGAAAATAATGATTACTACATAGATATATCTTGTAAAAACGATGAAAATAGTAAATGGGTAAAAGATATTTATATTAATAAAAAGACTCACCC